TATAAATCTATTTTCTTAATATTAGGGTTTTTGCTCAATATTAATTCTATAATATATTTTCTATAAGATTCCATAATTATATATTTTTTATTATTAAACCTTGAACTTGATACCATTGATGCTGTAATTCTAATATTCTACTTTGTATGCTAGAATATAAAGTATAATTATCTTGATCTTGGTATTTTTCTTGTTCTTTAGTTAATTCTTTTATTCTATTATCTAGAATAGTTTTGTATTCTTCTAGTAGTGTTATATCTTTTTTCATTACTTTTTAAATTGGTTAATAACATAAATATATAAGAAAAATTTAACATATTTGAAAAAATATTAAAAAAACTTTATTTTTTATTAACACTATAATTGTTAATATCTTTTTATTTATATAAAGTAATTTTTTCTTATATTTAACAAAATTTATTTTTTATGAAATTTACACAATTTAAAAAACAGGAAGATGTAAGAAATACATTGATCCTAGAGATGATGAAAAACAAAATAAGAAAAAAAACACTTGCAATAGAATTATCTTTAAGTTATCCAACTATGTTATCTAAGCTTGATAATCCTTTTAGTTTTAAAGTAAGTGAACTTTTATTAGTTTGTGAAATAATAGATCTCGACATTAACGAATTATTAATTAAATACTAAAAAAATGGAAACAAAAAAATCAAAAATTACAGAATTGAATTTACAAAACGAAAAATTTAATGATATGTTTATTTTTACTATTGTCTTTGAAAATGGGGATATTGGTAAATTATATAAAAAGAAAGATAAAACTTTTGAACAAGTTGGAGATATAGTAGAATATACTATGACACCGAAAGGAACAGTAAAAATTGCTTTTAAAGGTGATACATCTTTTAGTAATAAATCACCAAATTATAGTAACAATAATAATGATGCTAAAGATGATATCAGATTCAGTGTAGCATTTAAAGGTGCTATTGAATTAGCTGCTGGTGGTAAAATAGGTATAGATGAAGTAGAAAAATTTACTGTTATGTATGATGAATTTTTAAAAGATAAAAAGTCTGTTGAAATGCCTTTTTAACGAAACATTGTTAATAACTAACAATTTAATTTTATAAAATATAAATAATTTTTATATAATTTAGAAACTATGAAAAAATCAATATTAGCATCTACACCATTTTTTATAATGAATAAATATTTTCTGTTAAAATTAGGAATAGATGCTAGTTTGGTTTTATCAGATCTAATTCAAAAAGAACAATATTTTAAAGAAAGCTGTCAAGATAATGATGGCTTTTTTTTTAATGTAACAAATGATATTAGTTGTAGTACGACACTTTCTTATTATCAAATAAAACAAGCATTATCTATTTTAGAAAAATGGAATATAATTAAAGTAGTTTTAAAAGGTGTTCCTGCAAAAAAACATTTTAAAATAGACCATAACCAGATCTCAAATTTTTTAAGAACTAGTAATGAAAAAAATGAAGAACTAGAATGTCAAAATTTTAATAACAAGATAATAAACAGTTTAAATTCTATTAATAATAATAAAGAAATAAAAATTAAAAAAAATAATGATTTACTAGCAAGAGGAATGCTTTTTAGTAAAAGTATAGCAGAAATGGATTTAGATATAGATCAAAATATTATAAAAGATTTTATAGATTATTGGACAGAAGATAATGGAAAAAAAATGAGATTTGAAATGGAAAAAACATGGAATACAAATTTAAGATTAAAACGTTGGGTAAGAAATCAGAAAAATTTTAGTAGAGGAAGTAGTGCAAATAATATGCCTGACTTTTTAGATAGTGCATATTTAAATAGAATTAAAGAAGATCAAGCACAAGTAAATAAGTTTTACAAACACTTAGTTGACAATTGTGGCTATGAAAGAGTAGAAACAGCAACTGGATATATTAGATACAGAAAAAGAGTATGATGTTCATTACTGTAATAAAAAATGGTTTGATGTTAGGTATCAGACATTTTGCACCAGATAATATAAGATCCTATTGGGAAATACATATATATTTAATATTATTTCAAATTAACATATTTATAATTAGAGAACAATGAAAAAAATGCTAAACTTATTGAGTACAAAAAATAAAAAAGTACATACAATGCAATGGATTAGAACACCAAAAGAAATATGGGATAATTTATCTAAAGAATTTAATTTTACTGTTGATGCTTGTGCTTCAGATAAAAACCATTTGTTAGATAAATATTGGACAATAGATGATGATGCATTAAAACAAGATTGGACAAATGAAGTAATTTATTGTCATCCTATGTATGATCAAGCAATACCTAAATACATAAAAAAAGCATTTGAAAGTAAATCATTATGTGTTTTTTTATTACCATCTTCAACTAATTCTAGATACTTTCACAAATATTTATGGTGTAATAATGAACATAAACCAAAACAAAATGTACAAATAAGATTTTTGCCAAAAGCTGTAGGACAATTTGGTTATAGATTTGCTAATGATATAGGTGAATTACCAAAAACAGGATATTTAAGACCATTAATGATAGTTATTATACACAATACAGATTAAATGAAAAATAAATTATTGGTATGTACTTTTAGTGGAGGTAGAACTTCTGCTTTTATGGGACAATTTTTAAAAGAATATCCTAAATATGAAGATTATGATAAATTATTTGTATTTGCCAATACAGGAAAAGAAAAAGAAGAAACTTTAGAATTTATAAATAAGTGTGATAAAGAATGGAATTTAGGTATAGTTTGGTTAGAGGCTGTTGTAGATCCTGAAAAAGGTAAAGGAACTAAACATAAAATAGTTAATTATAAAACAGCATCAAGAAATGGTGAACCTTTTATAGAAATAGTAAAAAAATATGGAATTCCTAACCCTTTTATGTCTATATGTACAAGAGAATTAAAACAAAGACCAATGGATAGTTATATAAAAAGTTTAGGTTATAAAGAAGTACATACAGCTATAGGTATTAGATATGATGAAAGGCATAGAAAATCAATAAGAGCAAATGAAACTAATACTATATATCCTTTATGTGATGATATAAAAGTAAATAGTGAATTTATAAGAAATTGGTGGGATAGGCAATGTTTCGATTTAAAATTGAAAGATTATGAGGGTAATTGTGATTTGTGTTTTAAAAAATCTATAAGAAAAAGATTAACTATAATAAAACAAGATCCAAAAACAGCAAAATGGTGGTTAGATGTAGAAAAAAAATATTCAGATGAAAAACATCCTCGTTGGGACTTAAGAAGCAATAAAACTATAGAGGAATTATTAGAAATGGCTAAACAACCTTTCAAAATTATTAATGATAAACACGATATAAAAAAACAACAAATTTCTTTATTTGATAATGTAGATATGGATATAGAAACAGATTGTTTTTGTAAAGCAACATAAAATGAAAGAACAAGATTTACATAATAGTATTGTAGATTATTTGAATTTATATCCTCATATACTTTGGACTTCTACATTAGGTGGTATTTTTTTAGGTAAAAGAAATTTCAGACAAAAAGCAATTATAAAAAAACATTATAAAAAAGGAGTTCCAGATCTGTTAATTTTTGAACCAAATGAAAAATATAATGGATTAATGGTAGAATTAAAAGTTAAGTATAATAAACCAAGTAAGCATCAACAAATATGGTTAGCAAATTTATCAGCAAGAGGTTATAAAGCTGTATTATGTTATTCATTAGAGGAATTTATAGAAATATTTACAAATTATAGTAAAACAATATGAGAAAAAAACATAACCCACCAAAAAATATAAGAACAAAAGATAATAAAGAAAATTTTAGATATTTTTTATTTGAAGTTGATAGGGGTATTACAACAGATATATATATACACAAAGAAACACAAACTATATTTGATGAAAACGAATATATATATAACAAAATAGATTTTATACAAGATCAATATACACAACTAGTAGTAACAGAAATTAGTCCACTAGGGCAATGGGAATATAATGCTTTGAAACAAGCTGGAACTTTATTATTTGAAGATTTTTGCAAAAACTAAATAAATATATAGAAAAAAGTTATAATAATTTGTTAGATATATCTAAACGTATTACTAGCAATAGATATCCAGATTATGAAGATCTACTACACGAAACTATTTTAATTCTATATGCAATAGAAAAACGTAAAATAAATAAAATTATAGAACAAAAAAAACTAACATTTTATATAGTAAGAATAATGATTAATCAGTATCAAAGTAATACAAGTCCATATCATAAAAAATATAGAAAACAATATAAAGATGAACAGTTAAAACAATTTTATATTTATACAAAAGAACCTTTAACAAAAGAAAAGATTCAAAAATTAGAAAAAAATGAAGAAAGATTAAAGTGGATAGATGAAAAATTGCGTGGGTTTAATTGGTTTGATGTTTCAGTATTTAAATTATATTATAAAGAAAAATTTAGTTTAAGAACAATGTCAATAGCTACTAAAATAAGTAAAAATACATTAGGAAAATCAATTAGAAATGTCAAAAATTATTTGAAAGATATAAAAGATGATTGAATTTTTGAAACATAGTTTAGGTTTATGTGGTGAGCCTCATTTAAATATATTTACTATTTTGATGAGTACACCTATAATTAGTTATTTAATTTATAAATTTTTTAAAATATGACAAAATCAAAAGGTATCGGTGATGATATTGCAAAATTCACCAAAGCAACAGGAATAGATAAATTAGCTAAAAAAGTATTGGGAGATGATTGTGGTTGTGATAAAAGAAGAAAACAATTAAATCAAATGTTTCCAAGGTTTAAAAATATAAGGCAGTTTACAGAAGATGAAATGAAAATATATGAAGAAGTTATACCAATAGTTTTAGGAAACCAAAGAATGACAAATGAAGAAAAGACTATTATAAATTCATTATATAAAGGTGTTTTTGGTACAGATCCTCAATGGAAAAGTTGTGCACCTTGTAACAAGCAAATTATAAATAATCTTGAAAAGGTATATGAAAAAAGTTGTAAGCTATGAAGAAATATGTAAAAATATATATGGATTATCACGATTACGTAATAGATGATGTAATTTTATGTGAACATTGTAGTAAAATTGCAGTAGATATACACCATATAGAACCAAGAGGAATAGGCGGTGATCCTAGGGGTCATAAAAACCAGATAGAAAATTTGATAGCATTATGTAGAAGTTGTCATATAAAAGCAGAAACAGATAAACAATTTAATAATCAACTTAAACAATTAAATAAATATAAACATAATCATAAATACGAATGAAAATTGAAAAAATTAAATTAGAAGAACTAAAGCTTGCAGAATATAATCCAAGAAAAATGTCTGATAAACAATATAAAGATTTAAAAGCATCTTTAGAAAAATTTGGATTGGTAGATCCTATAATAATAAATTCAGACAATACAGTAGTTGGTGGTCATCAACGTTTACGAATAATGAGAGAATTAGGTGCAGAATATGTACCTACAGTAAGGGTAAATTTATCTAAACAAGATGAAATGGAATTAAACATCAGGCTAAATAAAAATTCAGGTGAATTCGATTTAGATGTCCTAGCAAATAATTTTGAAGTAGATGAGTTAAAAGATTGGGGTTTCAAAGATATAGAATTAGGTTTCAATATAGATAAATTGCCAAATGATTTATCAGATAAATTAGAATTACAATATAAAATAGAA